CGCTTTTCCTTTTGCAACATAAGCTGATCCTGATGTGTTAGTTATTTCGTTTGATGAACTGTAAGCTGTTGTTGATTTATTTAGTGTAGCTGAACTTGTGTACAATGCTAAATTAAAAGTGTTTCCACCGTTTGTAAAATTGTGAATTGCTCTTAAAACTTCTGTTTTAAAACTGTTACATACTGCTGATGTTATTGCCATAATTTTTTCCCCTAATTTACGGTGAAGGTGATTTAACTTGTATCCTAACAGTTCCGTCAGTATAGTCGTCTCGTCTTCTTCTTCCTATTTGCATTCCTGCAAACTGTTGTATTGAAGTTTTATACTTATTCTCGTACAGTGTCAACATCTCCATTGGACCTTTTAAGAATGCAAATGCTTCTACTAAACAAGCATATAATAGTCCTTGTGGGAAGTAATTACTTAAATAGGTAGTAGAGTTTCCATTACTACCTGAACCTAATCCTACTGGTATTTTGTTGTAATATATTCTAAATTTGTAAGCCGCATCCGGTGTAGGAGCAATATATAGTCCCCCAGATGTAGTATCCGTTTTAAGTGTAGCACCACCAAACATAGCATAATATTTAGGGAAACCTGTTACATCTTGTGCAGTTAAATCACCTTCTGGTCCTGTTAATCTATCAGTATACTCAGATAAATAAGTTTGATCTTTTTTTTCCAACCAAGTACCGCTACCCGTAGTGTTTGCTGTTGAATTAAATACTTCAACACCCCTAACAAATAACGCACCAGCAGGAACATTAATTGTATTATTATCTGTAGATAATGTACCTTCTTGAACAAGACGGTCTGAGTCCATTGGAAGTTCTATATTAATTCTATACTCAGCAGCCATTATAAAACCATCTAAGATAGTTGTTGTAAATACAGAATCGTCAACCTCAGTATAATCTTTGATTGCTTGTTTAAGTGTATCGTATGTATAAATTGAAATTCCTGACATAATTAAGCTCTATCATTAATGGGTCCGATTGTACATAATAAACCGCCCCCTGTTTCTGTTTCTGATGGAGTGTTAGTTAATATAACATTCACACCATCAAATTGTGTAGTCGTAGAGGGTTGACCTGTACTTGGAACTGATGTTTCATTTAAAGAAACAACTTTATAACAACCAAAAACTTTTGCTAAATTAGAATGAGATCCAGCAACTGTAGATTGAGGAGATGCTCCTCTGTAAGGTGCACTTGTTCCTCTAGTACAACCTGTTAGTTGATGTGTAGACCTTCCTGTATATTCTATAACTTCATTTTGATATGTCCCAACCTTTAAAGGATCGCTTGTATCACTAGCTGTTAATACTTTTTCTATTATAATAAAACCTGAAGTAGGGAACTGGGATCCATCAGTTAAATTAATTGTAGTAGCAGTATCTGTTATTGCTCCATTTAATGTTGTAGACATTTGTAGTGTCGATATTGCAACACCACCCACCGGTGATTTTACATTTCTAAGTCTAACAAAATCATTAACTTCTAAATCACCATTTGGAAAATCTATTTTTAAAGTTGTGCTTGTAGCTGTCGTAGTAATTGGATTATTTGGTAAAAAATCTTCTGTTGGAAATTCTGTTCTTGCTGGTCTTGCTCTTTGTAAAGCTTGAGGATCTGCATTAATGGGTTTAGGTTGTAGCTGTGGTTGTTTGGGCTCGTACTCTGAGTTATGTACCAACGCACCATTCCATTCCCTAACCATTTCATTATATGGAAAAGCCAAACCAGAACGATCTGATATCGCTAAAGCATGTTTACCTTGTGCAAAACTAGACATTAACTAACTCCTGGAAAATATATTTTAGGTGATATGTAAGTTGAGTTAGAAGAACCATCCTCAGACTCGGCTCTTTTTAATTCATCTTCATATAATAATTTTAATTCCTGTACTCTTGGTGGTGCATATTTTAAAGCTAGATAATAAGATAGACCCATTATCATACAAGGTATAAATCTGTAAGGTACATCAGTTGCATTAGTGTAAGCTCCTACATCATCAATTCTTTTTGTATAATAGAAATTTATAAAATCACCTGCTTGTGAGCTACCTGGTGTTAAATATAAAGTCATAGTAACTTTATCTACAAATCTTTGAACCCAGTATTGAGTGGGTAAACCTAAATCTGTTTTATTAGAAAATGCTTGATACTGAGATCTACTAATTCTTGTCATAGGTGTATCAACACTTGTAGTATCTACTCTGTAATTTGCTTCTTGAATATCAGTCATACCTCTTGGAGACTGTAGAACAGTATCACCACTTGCATGAGTTGCAGCTGTAGTGCCATTAACCCCTCTCACACATCCTGTAAGATTTAAACTAGAAATTCCTGTGTAAGTAATATCTTCTGTACCAATAGTTAAAGTACCTGCTGTTGGAAAACCCGTGATCGCGGTCAAGGGAATAGTTGTAACTGCTGCATCTATTCCTGCACTAAGTGTAGTGCTTACACCATCAGATACACCATCAGCAGTGGATCTGTAAAAAGTATAGACTGCTTGACCATTTACTAAAGTTACGTTTTGATTTTTTACTTCCCAAAATTGTAAACCTCTATTTCCCCATTCAGAAAATAAAATATTTAAAGATCTTTTAGCAGTTTTTAATTGATAACCAGAAACACTTTGAATGCCAATACGCTCATAAGCATCTTCAATAATTTCATCAATGCCTAAGTTCTTATCAAAAGTATAAGAACCTGAAGTCGTATTAGCCATGAGCTTACGCTCCTGTAATAGTTAATGTAACGCTACCGTCTGTACCAGTAGTTTGAGTTAACGTAGCACAAACTCCATTTTGGAACAAGATACCTGAACCGGGGACATAAACTTCTAGTCCTTCAGTTTCATATCTATAGATAGCTTTTAAATTACCTGCTGCCGCGTCTCCTGCTGAAGCTACGTCATGTAGAGATAAAACAGAACCTGCTTCTCCTCTTCCTTGAATAGATGTAACTCTAGCTCTGGCCGCTAATAAAACAGAAGCTGCCCCTGTAGTTTTGTTAAGAGTTGTTTGGTCACTTGAAAATGAACTCATAGTTTTTCCTCCTTAAAATTTATGTGGGGCCGAAGCCCCACACTAAATTAATTATTACGCTGCAAATGCAAATGCACCTGTAGTTGCGTCTGCTGCACCACCCATTCTAGATGCGATAGTCCATGTGCCTGTTTCGTAACAAATAAAAGCAATCATGCTTCCAGTTGTAAACAAGTTTGTAGCCGCGTTAGCTGGTGTATAAACTAACTGTGTTTCACCTGCAGTTGAAATGTCAAAAGTTACTTCTGCTGCTGCTCTTGATTCAATTACTGAACCAGTAGCCCAAACATCAGTTCCAGCTGCATTAAAAGTTAAAGTGTTAGTTCCACCAGTTGTGTCAACTGATTGCACGTAAACACACACATCACCTTGTGTTGCTGCTGGTAATGCTGCTGCAGCTGCTGCTGCACCTGTGTAGTTAGTAACATTCATTGAATTATTAATCAAAGTAATGTTAGCACCTGTTGCTAAATCAGTTAAAGTTAAACCTGTCATATCAGGTAAAGCTGAACTATATCTAGTTGTAAATGCACCTGTTGTTGCGTTTTTAGTAGCCACTTCAAAACCTTTTTCAGATCTTACCGGACCATTAAATGTAGTATTTGCCATAATTTTATCCTCCTAGTTATGATACATAGTCTCTAGGCCGTCGACTATACGCGTCTACGTATCGTTTTAAATTGTATAGTGAGTTATTTATATATTATATTTTAGTAGAGTGCAAGAGATCCTAAGGTATTTATGCAATTTCAGCAGTGTAGCTTTTGATTAAGTAGCTACAGAAACTTGTGGAGCAGAACCTTCAACAGAATTCTGTAAGTGAGCAATTCTAGCTTCTTCAAGCTTGATCTTAGTAATGACTTCTTTAACTTTGTCATCAATTCTGACCATTTCAAGAGTATATCTATTATTATCTAGATGCTCCTGTTCCCACTTCAACTCCAAGGACCTTTTTGCTTTGTATAGGTCTTGTATCAT